TAGTATTGCTGTTGTTTAGGATTTAGATGTTGACCATTCTTAGCTAGATTCTCACCATATTCTAAGCCTTCATCAAAACCTTTTTGGAACACTTCATGAATAGCTGCTGCATCTAGATCAGTCATCTTACGCAGAGTCATATAAACTGATGATGCATTCTTAACTTTGGAAAATGTATCTGACCATTTCATCCCTTGAATAGACTGTTGATCATAAAGCATATCACTAGTATAGCCTTCAATCTCAATATCTATATCCCGCATCTTCTTATAGGCACCACTAACCTTTGGATCTCTTGGATCAAAGTCAGCAATATTATTTCTAGCGAAGAATTCTCGATGAACTTTCCGTGCTGCCTTACTCAATGAGTTCAACATCTTACGACTAACAGATGGAGTATCATTCGTATCTAGACCTAGGAACGGATTCCTATCTGGTATGATATTCTGTACCCGTTGATCTGCAAGAACTTCTTCTAGTGATTTACCAAAGAACTCACCCGGAATTAACTTACCATCTAGAACCTGATCATTAGTTATGCGATCTAGATTCTCCCATAAAGTCTCTCCACCCTTTTGAATAGTAATCTTATTAAACTCTATGATGTTAGTAATAGTATCATCTATGAAAGCCTGTTTATCAACCTTTACACCGCGTTCTTGTAGATACTTAACAGATGCATCCATCAACGCTTGGAAAGTCTTACCACGGCCCTTAGAGAAGGCTCCTAGGGCATGTCTACTAAGTAACTGATTAGCTACTCGTTCAGCGAAGTACTCATGGAAATGATTCTGCATTCGTACATAACCCTCAGCGGATTTAGTACCTTTCCAGAAATCTACTACAGATATATTAGTCGGAGTATTATCTTTAAGATATGTATTGAACTCAGTAATAATCTTGTCAAAGTTAGTATAATCTAAGACAGACTTCTGTATATACTTGTCAAGAAGTACATGTCCTATCTCATGGGCACCCACTCGTACAGCAGTATACGCAGTACGTGCATTCTCCAATGCCTTACCTTTAAGGAATCCAAAGTCAGTTCCCTTAATTGGTTTAGATAGTTTCTCAATATTAAGTGGATTAAGTCTTATATGAGATACGTCACCAGTATGATAAACATTACCTACCTTACCACCCATGCTACTATCAAAGGATATATAAAGACCATCCTTACTTAACCCAGTGATCTCCGCAAAGTGAGTAAGTACCTTTTGAGCCATCTTACCAAAGACTGAATCTTGGAAAGACTTATCAAAGAATACCTGACGTTCCGGAACTTTATTAAAGAACTGATCTCGTACTTCTAATAGATGTGGAAGTACATTAGCTTCTCCATAAGCATATATATCACTAATAGAATTAAAGACAGGCTTGTTAGTTTCTACAATAGCTTCTGTTGGATGTATCTCTTCAACAGTAATGCCTTCAGTAGTTAGAGGACGTTCCTCAGTCTTACCATAGAACCAATCTAGATTAGGTTCCTCTCCACGTTGAATAGCTTCAAAGGCTTTGATCTCTTGTTCTAAGGCTTCACGTACAGCAGTCTTTTCCTTTGGAGTGTTATCTAACTTCTCATAGGTATCAACCAGATGATCTGCTAGTTCTCCCTCAGTCATATTCTTAGCTTCACCAATCTTCTCAAGAGCTACTTGAACTGGTGTAGTTTTAACTTCTTGTGCCGCCTGTGCTTCATTAACAATCTCATCTGGTGTACGAGGTACTTCTACTGGTTTAGATATAGCACGTTCATCAGCTATCTCAATAGAGTGTTCTTCAGTAGGGGCACGAGATTTTTTATGACGAGCCTTGAGTTCTTCTATCTTAGCACGAAGTTCTAGGGCTTTCTCTACAAGAGCTTGATCCTTTTCAGGACGCATGTTCTTTAGTTCAGTCTTAATAACTTCTTGTTCTAAGAGAGATACTTCTATCTCTTGTAGACGATTAGTAACATACTCATCAAAGATACCCTCATCATTAAGACGTTGTGCCTCTTGCTTTAGAGTATCAATACGTTTCTCAATCTGGGGTAAGGCACGCTCTGCTAATACTTCATTAGTAACTTGGGGTGACTTAGTAGCTTCTTTGATATCTTTGACTGCTTGTATAGCACCCTTAGTACCTTTATAAATACCATGTAGACTACCGGCACCAGTACCAGTTAACAGACCCAGTTCAGTTAAGGCTGCAACATTCTTGGCGAGTTCTTCATCCCCACCTAGCTCTTTAGTAAGTTCTCCATAACCTTTACCTGCTGTTTCCATTCCTGCTGTAAGAGCAGCAAATGGTAACATAGCTGCATTATAAGCAGGTGATTGACTTACTTGTTCTTGAGTACCGGCTAGGTTTGAATAGGTTAGTTTACCCATTACTTCTTTAGCAGTTTGTAATCCTTTTTGTGGCCCATTGAGTAGAGTAGAACCAACACCCGCCGCTATACCAACCGGCATTCCGACAACACCGGCCATTATATCTAGACCAGCAGTAGATAGATCTGAAGCAGCTTGTGTCCAAGATGTGTTAGCAGATTTAGTTGCTTGTTGAGTTGCTTTTTCTTCTAACTGTTTGGCTATTTCGTCTTGACCCAATAGACCAGATAATTTACTAGCTACTACTGTATTAAGAGTAGATGGATTTAGAGCATAGTCTAGTGGTGTTGGTTGTACACCAGATTGTACTGGGGGAGTTACTGGTGTTTGTTGTGGTGCTGGTAGGGTATCAAGATAGGCAGTTGTTTGTGCCCAATCCGCTTCGGACATGTTTTCATCAGCTTCAAATTGGTGTCCTTTATATTCAAAAACTGCCATATCTTTCCTTTTTATTTAGTGAGTAACTTAACACCCGGAGGTAGTTTAACAGCCGGAGATTCTCCGCCAGCCCGTTCTACAATACTAGGCTTCATTGGGATATCACCCAACTTACTAATATCGATACCTTCAGACCAAGCAGCCGGATTACTATAAAGTTTATTCATCCGATGAAGGTCTATTACCTTTTGTGAGATAGCTTTTTGTTCTGGTGATATAGCTGGATTAGCCACATCTTGCATAGCACGCATAAGGATCTCATTGTACTTCATTTGTTTTTGAGATTCTTTACTTTGTGCTCGTAGTAGATCCGCTTCATGTTGCGCAGTTAGTCTAGCTTCAAGTGCTTTCATAGCAGCCGCTTGCTTATCATCCAATAGTTCTTTATCTTGAGAGAACTTCGGTGTATTCCGTAGGATATTAAGTAATCCCATGTTCTGTTGTCCGACAGCTTGTTGTTGTTGTGGAGTATACGGAACATATTGACCCGTACTAGGATCGAACTCACCGCCAGCTAATGAGTTCTCTTGTCCAGTACGGAATCGACGTAGGAGATCTGTATCTTCAAATTCATTCTCTAGTTTACCTTGTTCTGCTTTAATAGCAAAAGGTTCTAGAGCTTTAGCCTTACGACCAGTTACTTCTGCAAGAGTTGCTTGACCTTTACGCTCATTAAGCATACTACGAATATACTCTGGATCAGTAAGCCTAGCCTTAGATAATGCTTCTTCGTACTGAGCAGGAGCTACAGATAATTGTTTAAGCTGTGCTTCTAATGGATTCATTACTTGAGACTGTTGATTAGCTAGTCTTTGCTTAAGTAATTCTTCTTCGTTAAAAGCATCAGCATTAGCAGCATTAACACCTTGGAAAAAAGCCCCCAAGCCAAACTCAGGGGTGTATCCAGTTTTAATCTCATTCATATTAAGCAGCCTTATTTACATTAGACTGAGCATAGTTTCCTAATAGAGCAGCTAAAGGTGATAGATAACCATTAGCATCATATGTAGAGGCTGCACCAAGAGTCTGAGCTAAACCAGATGGTTGAATAGTAGCGCCACCTTGGTTAGCCATTTGAGCTTGATAAGCCTGAGCAATTCGAGCCATCTCTGCCATAACTGCTGGACTAGATGTAAGACTATTACTACGTCTACCAGCTTGTGCGTCCTTAATATTCTGAGCATTCTGTAGTTGTTCTATCTGAGCTTTAACTATTGGACTATCATATGGATTAGTCACAGCAGCTTGAGCTTGTTGTTGATAAAATGGCCGTTGTGATGCCCACGGATCTATTTGTTTGGCTGCTTGTTGCATTGCCGCAGCCTTCTTCTTATTCTGATAACCCTCTAGTAAAGCGGATAATCCAGCAGCGCCCATCTTCATTGCATTTGGATTATTAAAGATACTAGATAGTGTAGTAGATATACTACCAAAAGGATTTGATGTTTGTATTAAACCAGCACCATTATAGTTATAGCTAGGATTACTTAGATCAACGCCACCACTACCATTAGCACCATAGTTTATATTATTGTAATAATCATTTCCATAATCAGATGTATTACCGTAGGTATAGTCATAATTACCTTGTGACCAATCTCCGTATGTTCCACCACCTGCTGCACCACTATCTACTGAACTGCCTTCTGATGGAGTGTAATCACTACCATAGTCATCACTAAACCAATCACTAAAATCATAGTTATCACCATAATCCATACTTAAATCTCCTTCGTTGTATTATAACATAATTGACTGATAAAATCAATCATAAACCACCTTCCCAACTAACACGAAGGGCTGGTATAGTAACAGTTCCGGCTGTTGTACCGGGAACATCTATTGAATTCAAGGTTATTGTAGCAGAACTAGCCCAGATTGTATGTCTAGTTTGTGTTCCTGCTGCAAAACTAATAGAAGCACTAAACAAAGACTGCTCCTCTGTAGTTGTTGCTAATAATCTAGATCTAGCCGAGTATCTCCTAATTACCCATCCACTTCCAGTGTTTTCTTCTGCATAGAAATAAATTGTTTTATTAGCAGCAGAGGCTGTAGCATTCAAAGTTATAGTAAGAGAGTATGTACCTCCATTAGTAAATGTATAGATACCAGTAGCACTATCGTAAGTAATGCCATTAGACCCCACGGTCGTGACTGGTTTAATCACCGTTGGAGTTGTAGGTAATGTTATCCCAGAAGTAGTTGTTTGCACATCTATGTAATTGCTTCTTCGTGCATATTCAGCAGCAGTAAGATGATACATCTCACCCGCAGTTCCACCCTGTAATGTTTGTAAATTATTATGTGCCCTAGAAGCAATGTCTGTTATATTAGATCCTGCAAAGTTAATAATATACCAAGGAACTGATCCAGATGTAGATACGTAATTACGGAGTTGCCGATACCATTCCATCCAAGTAAAACTACCCGGTTGATCATTAACCGGAGGTGGGGGTAGTCCAACTGCCATACTTAACTATCTCCTTCATAAAAAGACACTTCTAAACTTTCAAGTCTAAGTGGAAAATCTAAAGCATGTTTAAAGTTAAAGGCTCGTCTACGAAAACTACCAAGGCGTGACCAATTAGGGAAATCATCTGAGAGTTCAATAGCTTTAGTATTAGACCATGTTTGATAATCATCATCTGACCATCGTACATTTAATATATTACCAACAGTATATCTGTCTCCAATGGGTCTAATATTATGCATAAACTTTCTCTTATACGTATCCATATCATATTTATTGGTTGTTACATCTACTAAGATAGAAGTTCCATCATCTGTATATTTAGAAGGATCTATTTTATACACACAACCATTTAAATTATGAAGTACATAGGCAGCACCTATATGAGAATCACACAAGAAGTCACATCCAAATACAGTATGATTACCTGAATCATTACTAGACCATTCATGCCATAACTTCTCATCCATATCATAGACAAGGGTTCTACCTAGACCAGTTAGATTTATAACATAGAATAGATGGCCCATAGTACGAACACCAAATCCTCTACAATCTAACGGAAGTGTTTCTCCATCGAGGATGCGCTCTATATATTCATCACTAATCTTCTTAGGTTGGAATCCATCTACTTGCCAAACTGCCCGTCCTCCAGATTCAGACTGACCTACAAACATAAAGGTACGCTCTGTCTGGAAGACTGCATATGGCATCGCGCAGCCCATCTGTAACGTCGTAGATTCATTTCTATTTAAAGGACTACCACTTACATTAGCTGCATCATAAAAGAACTCTACAGACGTTTCTCCAAAGACTACAACCTGATTGTTCTGTCTGGCTAATCCTACTATAGGATCAGGAAACATTTCAGCAGATAAGTACTGACCACTATCCCAATTATCTGGCTCATCTAAAGTACAATTATAAAGATCACTTCCTTTAGCGAGTAACATATATCCATCTATCCATGTAGGAATAGGAACATGGGGGGTTGGAAAATCATTTAAGTATGCGGTGGCTTTAGCACCACTACCGCCACCACCAGTAAAACTAATCGTCGGAACAGATGTATAACCACTCCCTTTATTTGTGACTGTTATACTAGTAACGGCCCCGGATGCTATCGTAGCTGTAGCAACTGCACCAGTCCCACCACCCCCTGTAAATACAACAGTTGGTGCACTTGTGTAACTAGTACCACCAGTAGTTACTACAATCTTTCGTATAGTATCATTATATACTGTTAAGACAGTTCCATCTGATTTAACAATCCATGCCTTTGTTCCATCGCAAATAAATAAATAATCACCTATAGTAGAACTATTAGCAACTATCATTCCTACTTTAGAATCTGTATCTGTTAATGTAATTATAGAGGTTGGCGTTACACCATCTTCATATACGTGACCATCTACTGCTACATAGAGTTTATTTCTAAACCAAGCCATTCCTCTACCATAACCAGCTCCAAAGTCTTTATATAAGGTAAGACCGGGACGTTTATTAAGAAAGATACGAGTGGATTCGATTGCCTCTACCTTACGGGTCTCCGGAAACATATTAACAAAACGTTGATCTTTAGCACCAGATACATCCCGATTAGACATAGCCCCTATGATAGGAAGTCGTACATTCTGTTCTTGGTATTTATTCTTACGTTGTTGTTGCGCCATCCTTATTCTCCACTATCATCTGAACTACTATACCCAGATCCCTCACCAGATGCAGGACTACTGCCTACTCCACTATACCCGTAGCTAGTATTATAGCCACTTGAGGAGTAACTACTACTGCTACTAGAAGAACTATCTCCTACTCGGTTATACTGTGACCCACCATAGGGACTATAGTTTTCATTACCACTACTCATCCAACTTCCGGCGGGGGGGGTGTATCCTGAACTAGTAAAAGTACCTCGCCAAGACTCTGGTACTGTCTTATCAGGAAAAAATAGATTTTGTAATCCACGAGCCGGATCAATACCGAAAAATCTAAGTGCTTGATAACCTGCACCTAATAAAGGATTTACCCTACTAAGTCCTGTTCCAAGTAAGGAGTTTACAACCCCTTGTCCAATCTCAGTCGCAGATTTATCTCCAATTAACCCACTTGCTACGGAACCAACTACACCACCTAGTCCCGGAATTTTACCCTTTGTGATATCATTGGCGAATAGACCTGCTAATGTTCCAACAGCACCGGCTCTATTACCACTCATTAATTGCATAGATGCCGCTCCAATAGGAGCAGCTATACCTGCACCAGCAAGACTTAATCCAGTGCCAACTACAGTTGGTGCCGATCCCGGCATACTACCAGTAATACCGGGATTACCAAATGTTGTATTACCAGAACTAGTTTGTCCAGTAGTATTCTGATATGAGTTATAATTATTTAATAACTCAGAGTATGTACTAGCTAAAGTATTACCACTAGTTGCTGCATTTTGTAAAGGTTGACTTCCTGTAGAAGTTGTTGGTGTTTCTACAGGCTCAGACCAAGGATTAGCCATCTGTCTACGAATTTCTTCATTACGAAGTCGTTGATTACTAATCTTGTCCTGTGCAACATTATTAGCTACATCTTGTAATTGAGTTACCATTGCCGAAAGTCCCTAGTGAAATAAATCGAGCCCTCCTCTGTACCCATACTAAGAGCAGCCATCTTCATATCAGCAGCCTCTCGTCCAAGGACTTGTCGTTGGTCTATAGGAACACCGTACTCAGACGCAAGAACAACAGCTAGTCCATACAGAACAGCCATATACCATTCTTGTGGAAAGTCCGGTGTGTCTGTAGAGATATTAAAATCTTCATAGGGACGTTGATACGTTATATAAATCTGTTGGGCTGTAGCGTCTACACTAGATGGCGTTGGAAAGAGATGTAATACCCCATGATCCCGTAAAGGTTCATAATAGATCTGAATTGGATTACCACTAGTAGTCTTATTACCGAGGATTGAATACTCTTGTTTAGTAAGAATACGCATAGGAACATCTACATTAGATACAACATTCCTATTCCATGCTTGTATTACTTTAAGGGGTTTATCCGTATTAACTGTTTTACCAGTACCAATCTCATAACTATTAACATTAGTAGTAAGAGGAATCGCAGTTGTTCTTAGTGCCCAAAGAGGCATACCATCTGCTTGCCAAGCCTTAACTAAAAGATTAAGAGCGAAGGCTGCTTCCGTGTATTGATCTGCTGTGGGGACTTCTCCTTGGGCAACAACACCAATCTTACGCAAGGCACCTTTAATTATATCATCCCTTGATATAGAGAATGATGTTGTTCCACTAGTTGTCATTTAACATGATCCTTTATAAAAAGAATAAATGCCACCAAACTACCAGATATACCAGCAATCCATTTTACAAAAGTAATAACTCCTTTTGCTTGATTCCAAGAAGTGACCAGCATTTCCACTTGAGTTGTTAGAGTCTTAATCTGCTCTGCCATTTCATCCATCTTAGCTGTCATTAGAGCATCTCGTACTCTTTCCTCATTCACATGGTCCTCCAAAAATTTACTTAGTTCATCAATCTTTTCCATACAGATTAACCTTTAGCTGCTAGTGTTGCAAGTATTGGATCCATTTTTACAGTATATTCCTTTTAGCCACACTGACAAGAGAGGGATGTACTCCCTCAAACTTATCTAATGTTTTCTTAGAAAATTTAAACATATCTTCTATTTATCATAGTTTATTATAAAAGAGAGTTCTTCATCATGAAAGGGGTAGAGCTATACGTAACCGTAATAGACTGCCCAGGAGCGAGTACAACTCCCATATTGCTTTGGAAGGAAACGTGAGCTCCGCTCATCGCAATCTGACTAACCGTCCCACCGAAGACAGCTACGTATTCCGGTCGCACACCAGCGGTATAGGTAAAGGGAGAAGCACCTACATTGATGTACCCATTACTCCCTACACTGGAATCCCCTTTGTTCCCTTGGATTACAGTACCAACCCCACCAGAGCCATTAATGACCCCAGAAGACATACTGAACACATCATTGCTGGTGATATGGGTATTCGTAGGATTCCCGGTAATGTCGATCCCATACTGCGCCCCCGCTAGTTGATTACCTAATATCCCGGTCCTCGTAGCAGTCCCCATTACAACGATGCTGGTTAATCCCCCTGAAATCAGATTAGTGGATACCCTCGTGGCGTTCCCCGCTAAACGTACCCCATGGTTCGCTGGGTATATCTGGTTGTCAGTAACAAGACACCCATCCACAGCACTCCCAATATCAAGGGCAATGCCTGTTGTATTGCTAAACCAGTTTCCTGTTACCTGTACGTTGCTCACCTTATCGATGAACAGTCCATTGCCCCCGCACGTATCAAAGTCGTTCTCTTGAAACTTGAATGAGATAAGACCGTTGGCGTTGGTAGAGGCATTAACAGAGACAGCAGAGTTAGATGTGTTGTAGAAGATATTGTCCCTACAGAACATCCCTTCAACGAAGTCCCACGTATTAAGGGCATTCACGCACCCCTCCACTCGATTCTCTCTAATGGATGTATCTACAGTCCTCCCTGTAGTAGCATCGCCCCCTAACAAGATGATTCCGTAATGCACACAGTTGGTGATGTTGTTATTTTCGATATTTACGATGGTTCCCTTGTAGATACGGATACCGTCGTAAATCTCATTGTTACCCCAGATGGAGCAATCTTTAATCGTGAGGACACCAACATAGTCAGTGTTGATAGCGGCCCCATCTGTTGCCGCTTGTTGGCGCGTAAAGGTGATCCCTTTGAGGGTGTTGGAGTACCGCTGAGTGGTCCCATTACCTATCTTTATATGGTCTTTGAGGCCAGTAGGATCATCTAGGAGTAATTCACTCTTGTTGAAATCAAGGGTTACTGAATTTGTGTCAATGAGTACCGTAGCCGTAATCCGTATAACCAATCCAGATGGCGATGTAATGTACTTAGCTCCACTGTTAATAGCGGCTTGAATCGCTACAGTGTCATCCGTAACCCCATCACCAACCGCACCGAAGTCCTTAACACTCACGGACTCCCTCAGCTTGTCCTGAATGGTAGTCGTGACTGCCCCGGTTCCATCTGGGAGATATCCTACCATAGAACTGCCAGTGGAACTAGCTAATTCAGATTCTTCTACTTTATCCAGATTTAAATTTGTAAAATTTGCATCTGCTTCTTGCCAAGTAAGGGCCTTACCTTTACCAAGTCTTGTTACTATTGTTGACATAACTTAAAATTCCTCAAAATAGGTCTTTATTACTTGCACGTCTTGTATATAATCTTCTTCTACATATGTTGTTATATAAGTTACGCCTGTAAAAATATCAACAGGTCTTGGACGATTAAATGGAACACTAATCTTATCTTGTCGTGCTCGTACAAAGTCTTGTGGGTGTCTTGTTTCAAAACAAGTTGGACAAACAATGAATCCTGTCCATTCTTGTCGAACTTCTGATGCTTTCTTTTTCTGACCACAACGGTCGCATATACAATTCCACCCTCCCGATTTATAGTAATTCTTAGCCATAAAAAGCCTCCAAATATGTTATTGCATTTTGTAAATTTTTTATGTTATCCCTACTATAACCTAACATACTATTACAGTGTGAGCAGATCAGTCCTCGCACAATATTAGTGGCATGACAGTGATCCACGACTAATGGTTTTGTATCCCCACATATACCACAGATGCCAATACGATTATCTACCAATGCTTGTGCTTCTGTGTCAGATAAACCATAGGTTTTTTTATAAGAAGCTTTCCTATAAATACGCTTGACTTTTTCTGGATCTTTCTTTTTCCACTCTTGAAAATCAATGGAAGCACATTCCTTACAAGCAGACTTATACCCAGACATATGATGTCTATCTTTAGAAAAAGAAGTTTGTGGTTTTATTTGTTTACATCTAGAACATTGTTTTTCAATCCATTGCCCGGATGTGTAATAATTACGGCTCATTATCTTCTCCTAATACTTCTACATAATCAGTACCTAATACGGATTGCCAATCATCTGTATCCATAATAGAATGTACCCAAGGGCATTCATTAATCAATACTTCGTATTCTATATCTTCAAAATAACCCACACTCATATAATGTGTTATCTGAGCATTAGGATTCTTTTTAACCGGAACAGAGAAGTATCCCGATCCGCGAATAGAGCATTCTTCATCAGTTGCTGTAGAACCTAAATAAAGTCTTCCAATCTCCCTACGTGCTTGAGCAACTAAGGGAGCAGGAACAATTACTGTTGCTAATTTAGCCATTAGTATGCTCCTGTATGTAAGTTCATATAAGATTCAGATCCTTGTATCTCACCAGTACATATAGTGTAGACGCCCATAACAACTGCATACTTAGGAAGCTTGAAAGCTAAGAATCCTGTAGATCCATCAGCTACTTCAAGAATGCCTATCTTTGTATAACCATGCCGACAGGTAGGAGTAACTGTAGAAACTCCACCCGGACCAACTCCATATACTGCCATTTAATTCTCCTTTAGAGAACTACCACGTACCTAATGGCAGAGGTGGTAGCCGTGTTTGTTAGGCACCAGAAAGATATGAAATGGCTTTTGCAAGTAAATCTATATCATCTTGGAGTAGTCCAATTGCTGTATTGCACCGTGTACAAAGAAGCCCTCGAATTTCTCCTGTATTATGATTATGATCTACTGCCAAATCTCTAAGTTTCTTGGTTCTGTGATCTATTGCTGTTTCTGGTTGTCCACATATAGCACAACAGTGTTGTTGTTTTTCTTTCATTGCATTGAAAGTCTCTAGTGAAATACCAAATCGTTTCTTTAGATCACTTCTCTTACATGCATCTGGATTCTTCTTACGAAACTCTCGCATGTAAGCAGCCCAAGATTCCTTAGTCTCTCTAGCACCAATTGTCATCAGGCCCCAGCGCTTCCGTAGATGGCCCTTGGATCGCTCCAGCCAAATGAGTAACGAGCAGTAGCCTTGAACTTAGCATTCTCAGTATCGAAGTCATTATCCATTTCAAAGGCATCACCACGACGCTCGAAGTACTTGAGACCATCCTTAACAGAAGTAAGAATAAACCAAGCATCTGGGTCTGTTAGGTAGTGGTTGATGACTACGTTACTAAAGATACCCATATCCTTGAGGACATTCGGATCATTTAGATCAGTACCCACACGACCATCTGCACCAAGAATACGCTTGGCTTCAAACTGAAGTTGATAAGGAATAACTAGCTTCTCAGGACGGGCTGCAATGAGTAGACCACGATCATCCCGGAAACCAGCAATATCAATAGTAGCTTGCTCAAGAGCAGCTTCACTTAGATCAGCATCAACAGCAATCTTGTTGGAGAAAGTACCACCAGCCACATTAGGATGTGAAGCACTCAGAAGAGTGACACCATCACCACCAGTATAACCGGCTGTAGTAGCACGATTATAGATGTTAGCACCGATGATTTCCTTGGTCTGACGCATAGAACGGGCAAGAGCCTTAGCCTTTTGAGCACCAACCTTACCATATTGGTCATCTTCGTAGATTTCACGAGTGATGATGAAACCAAGAGCATACACAACATGGTTGTACCGTGAGGTGAAGCCTTGACGTTCAGTATCGTAAGTGATCGGAGCACCCTCAGACTTAACTGAGGCTAGACCAAATGAACTTAGACCAAGATCTTCTTCATATGCACGATCAGAAGTATTCTTTTCAAAGAGTTTATCCCACTCTACAGGGTAGTCATTATATGACTTGCCATAAATTGAATTTAAACCGGGCCAAAGTAGTTTGGCAAAGCTTGACGAAGTGATTACACCAGACATTATCTATCCTCCTTAAACACCAGCAATGGCATTGCCATAAGCGTGGGTGGTGATTTTAACTAACACCTTGTTGAAGGCGGCAGCAGCTTCATTATCTGGGCGCTTAACAATGCCCATAATTTGTAACGGACGAGTTGCAGAAGCACTCGGGGCCGTAGTTGAGTAAACATACATAGGTGAGGCACCAGTAGCCAGTGGGCCAGTATGGGCAGAAGCACCAATATCAGCATTAAGACCTACATCAGCCAGTGCAACAGCGGCATCGGCCTCAGCTTCAAAGATAAGATCCGGACTATCAGCAACTAGAACGAACTGTTTAGTTGATGCAGCACGATAAACCGGTGTATCTAGTGATATAGACCCGGCAGTCATCTTACCATCAACAGGATCTAGCTTGGAATTGATAATACCAACAACAGCACCAACGACAGGTACTGAGACGACCTGTGAAGAAGCAGCTACAACAGCCTCAACAGCAGGAAAACCAGCAGTACCAGCAGAATCAGATAGTTTTACCAGATCTCCAACGAAGACTGGGACTGCTTCACCAGCAGGAACCTCATAAATATTGGCTTGACCATTATAGGGCGAGCCATTTAAGTGCTTAACGGGCTTAAAACCGTTAATGCGACTTACATTAGCCATAAAAATATTTCCTTTTTTGTTTTAGACTACTTAATCTTCAGACTTCCATAGTCCGAAATATCAGTAGCCTCTTTTCTCATAGATTGTTCGAGTTCTTTGAGTCGTTGTTCCTTATAGGCTTGGTCTTCTTGGTAAAATTCTTCCTTAATTCGCATAAGGAAACCATCTGTACCACCACCTACTGCAACTTGGACAGGAGAACCATCTTGCGAGGCTCTACCAACTCGTCGATCACCAATAGTAATTGAACTGTCTGTGACAATTTCATAACCTTGTTCCTGAAACGAAGCAACTCGGTCGCCTGTATCATTCACAATTCGATATACATAACCGGGCTCTTTACCCTTTATGCCCAAGACTGAGCGATTCGCTAGAGGTGTCCTCTGAGGACGTTGTGCCTTAGTTGCCATTATTTGATGCCTTTCATTGCTTTAAGTTGCTCAATATATTCTTCTTTAGTCATAACACCTTGTCGAATAAAAGTGTTCATGACCTTACGTTCATCTTCAGATA